CGGCACCAAGGGCGCTCCGACTGCGGCTGCATTCAAGGCATCAGCAAAGACGGCCAAGAAGAAATGAAGACCCCGGCTTGGCAGCGTAAGGAAGGCAAGTCACCCAGCGGCGGCTTAAACGCCAAAGGCCGCGCGTCTGCCAAGGCCGAGGGAATGAACCTGAAGGCCCCGGTAAAGGCGGGCGACAACCCGCGCCGGGCGTCCTTCTTGGCTCGGATGGGCGGTATGCCCGGCCCCGAGCGTGACGAGGATGGAAAACCCACGCGACTTCTGCTATCACTGAACGCATGGGGCGCAAGCAGCAAGGCAGACGCTAAGGCAAAAGCCAAGGCCATTTCGGCCCGCAACGAGGCGAAGAAGAAATGACCATCACGACCTATGCCACGCTAAAGACAGCCGTCGCGGACTTTCTGAACCGCGACGATCTCACGTCTGTCATTCCCACGTTTATCACGCTGGCCGAGGCTGACATGCAGCGCAAGCTGCGTCACTGGCGTATGGAGCAGCGCGCGACCGCCCAGCTTGACACGCAATTCAGCGCCATCCCGGCTGATTGGGTGGAGACAATCCGCTTCTACCTGACCACCGGCGAAACCTCGCGGCTCGAACTCATCAGCCAAGCTGAGATGATCGACCGCAAGCAGGCCGACAGCAACGTCACTGGCCGCCCGTATTACTACGCGATGACCGGGGCGCAGTTTGAACTGTACCCAGTGCCGGATGGCCTTTATACGGGCGAACTGCTATACTTCGGCAAGATACCTGCGCTGTCGGACTCGGCCACGACCAACTGGCTCTTGACCAACGCGCCGGATGCCTACCTCTACGGGGCGCTGATCCACTCGGCACCATACCTGAAGGACGACGCCCGCATTCAAATCTGGGCAGCCCTGTATCAATCCGCGATTGATAGCCTGAACGACTCTTCCAACGACGCGCGGCACAGCGGAACCGGCCTGCGTATGAAAATCAGGAGCTTCTGATGTCACTGACAAACGATTTCGAAACCAGCGTCCTGACGTGGCTCCTGACGGCATCCTCGCCGTCTCCGGCACGTCCGAGTGCTTGGTATCTTGGCCTGTTCACCGCTGCACCGGGTGAAAGCGGCGGCGGCACCGAGGTGTCCGGCAACGGCTACACCCGCGAGGCCGTCACGTTCACCGTGAGCGGCAACAACGCTTCAAACGATGCAGCCATCGAATTCCCGACTGCAACGGGAAGCTGGGGCACGATCACGCACGCAGCGGTGTTCGACGCTTCAACCTCGGGCAACATGATCGCCTACGCCTCGCTGACCGCCTCGAAGGTGATTGACACCGGGGACGTTCTGCGTGTGCCGACAGGCGATCTTGACATCAACCTCGACTGAGGCTGAGTAGGTGGCGGCCTACCGTACAGGATTTGGTACAGGCGCATACGGCGTAAAGGCGTATGGGCTTGACGGCGAGGTGAAAGACGCCTCGGCAGCGACTTCGGTCGCTGTTGCCGTTTCTGTGCTGGCGGGCAAGCGTCTGGACGCATCCGCAACCATCACTATCACATCTACGACAACGGTTTCGGCGCAGCGTGCGCGTGATGCCAGCGCGACTGCTTCCGTCACCTCATCAGTATCTGCTGATGCGGATCGCGTGCGGGATGCCTCCGCCTCTGCTGCGTGTGCAGCATCCGTTTCTGCGGATGCACAACGGCTGCGTGAGGTTGATGCGCCGATCTCGGCGGCCACCACGGTTTCGCTTGATGCCTACCGGGCGCGCAATGTTTCGGCGGCTGTTTCTGCGGCTTTGACCACGTCCGTCTCGACGGTGGCGCTGGTAAATGTGTCGGTCACATCGGAGTGTGCTGTTTCCGTTGAAGCGTCTTTGCAGCGCGTGCGCTTGGGTAGTGCGCTTTCTGCAATTTCGTGTATAGTGTCGGCATCCTTCATCAAGAAGTGGGAACCCGGTCAGGATACGGCAGAGACATGGACGCCGCAATCTGATACGAATGAGGCTTGGACGCCTGTCTCCGACACGGCGGAAACTTGGACAGAAGCGGCATAAGGGCGGAGAATATGGCGGACTCAACAACGACGAACTATGCCTTTGTGCTGCCCGAGGTGGGCGCATCCGAGGACACTTGGGGCACCAAACTCAACCAAAACTGGACCGATCTTGATACGGACCTGAAGGCTTTGAGCGATGCGGCTGTCACGCTGACCGGCACGCAGACCCTGACCAACAAGACGCTGACCAGCCCAGCAATTACAACTCCGACGCTGACCGATCCGGCCATCACTGGCACGATCCTCGAAGACATCTTCACGATCACGGACGGAGCGGCCTTTGAGATCGACCCCGGCAATGGCTCCATCCAGCTTATCACGCTGGGCGCGAGCCGCACTCCGAAAGCCACCAATATGGCGGCTGGCGAGGCTGTTACGCTGATGGTTGACGACGGCACGGCCTACACGCTGACGTGGACGGACGCGACTTTCGGAGGCTCTGGCGTTGTGTGGAAAACTGACGGCGGCGTTGCGCCAACCCTGAACACGACGGGCTACACGGTCATCGTGCTTTGGAAGGTCAGCACTCAGGTTTACGGCGCTCGCGTAGGAGACGCATAATGCTTAACCGTAAACTGCAATCGGCCTCTTCTGGTATATCGTTTGCTGATGGCGCTTGGGATTTGTCGTATGCCTACTACGACGACCCAAAAGCGTGGGATTTGTCTACGGCGGAAGGCACCGAAAGTCTCTTAATATCTGGAAAAGAAACGCTTCCGACTGGGATATTTTTTAAGCCAGACGGAACTCAGATGTATATTATTGGCACAAACAGTGACGCTGTGCATCAATATAGTGTAGGCAATCCTTGGAGAATGGACAACAACGTAGGATTTGTCCGCAGCTTTAGTGTGGCCGCGCAGGAAATACTGCCTCAAAGTGTTTTCTTCAAGCCTGATGGTACTAAAATGTACATTCTTGGTGACACTGGGAATGACGTGAATGAGTACTCTTTAAGCACTGCTTGGAACATCTCTACGGCTTCGTATGTGCAAGTGTTCAGCGTAGCAGGACAGGATACGACCCCTACTGGCCTTTATTTTAAGCCCGACGGAACCAAAATGTATGTCGTCGGTTCCAGCAGCGACAGCGTTAACGAATACAATCTAAGCACTGCTTGGAACATCTCTACGGCGTCTTATGTCCAGAACTTTAGTGTTGCTGCCCAAGACACTGTGCCTACTTCTGTGTTCTTTAAGCCTGACGGCACTAAGATGTATATTTCTGGGGACACTAACAACAATTACTATGAGTACTCGTTAAGCGCGGCTTGGGATGTTTCTACGGCTTCCTATGTACTTAGCATCCCATCGCAAAACACATCACCGCAAGGTCTTTTTTTCCGTGCAGACGGGGCTAACTTTTACAACATAGACGCGCAAGGCGACAGGGTGTATCAATCTGCTCTTGGCGGTTTTAGTGTCGCAGCTCAGGACAGCAACCCATACGGCTTGTTCTTTAAGCCTGACGGGACCAAAATGTACATTGCTGGGGACGATGGGAACGACATCAACGAATACAGTCTAAGCACGGCTTGGGACACATCGACAGCGACGTTTGTGCGGGCAAAAGTTATAGGTGACACGTCGCCCAGAAACCTGTTCTTCAAGCCTGACGGAACGGTAATGCTTGTCGTCGGCAATACATCAGACGCTGTTTACATCTACTCGTTAAGCACCGCTTGGGACATTTCTACGGCCTCTTTGACTGCTACACGCAGCATTTCCGCCCAAGAAATTACCCCAACTGGTATCTTCGTCAAGCCTGACGGCGCTACGCTGTACATCTGCGGGGAAGCCGGTGACGACGTAAATCAGTACTCCATGAGTCCTGCTTGGACAGGAACGCTCACATTTGTGCAATCGAAGGGTGTAGAAAGCCAACCGTCCGGCATTTTTTTCCGTCCAGATGGCAAGCGCATGTACATTACGCGTAACTTTGGAAACGACGACGAAGTGCTTGAGTATCACTTGAGTGCGCCTTGGGACATTTCTTCCACTGGATCATACAGCCAAGAGTTTTATCTTGGAAACCAAGGGCCAATTATTAATGGTCTTTCTTTCAGTGACGACGGGACAAAAATGTTTATTTTGTCTATTGGCCCTAACGTTGTGGTCACCTACACTCTTGCCCCGCAACCATAACGAACAGATCGGAGACCTACAATGTTCGTCAAAGTAACCAACGGCCAGATCGACCAATACCCTTACACGGTCGGAGACTTGCGCCGTGACAACCCAAACACCAGCTTCCCAAAGGTTATTCCTGACGGAGTTCTGGCAGACTTCGGGGTGTTTCCTGTCGGCTATGATGCCGCTCCTGAATACGACCCGATGACCCATCGCCTTGAGCATAGCAGTGTACCTGTGCTGAAAGACGGCAAGTGGATGCTGACCAAGACTGTCGTGGCACTTACCACAGAACAGATTGCAGATCGTGACGCATCAATGGCGGCATCCGTCCGCAAGGAACGTGACCGCAAGCTGGCCGAGACAGATTGGATGGCTCTGTCCGACGTGACCATGAGCGAAGAGATGGCTACCTATCGGCAGGCGCTTCGTGATATAACGGCGCAAGAGGGCTTCCCGCACAGCGTGAACTGGCCCGTCAAGCCGTAAGGAGCGCACATGCCGCTTGTCCCGCTTCAAATCCCGCCGGGCATTTCTCGCAAGGGGACTGCCCTAGAAAGCACGGGTCGCTGGTTTGACGGCTCGCTCGTTCGCTGGAAAGAGGGCGTCTTGCAGCCTGTCGGCGGCTGGGCGCAGCGTGGCACGGCGACGGCAACGGGCGTGGCTCGAGGGGCGACCTCATGGCGGGCTAACAACGGCGACAGATGGCTTGCTTTCGGCACGCATAACGCGCTGAAGGTTATGAGCGCAACAAACACCGTGACCGACATTACGCCGACCGGGCTGACGGCTGGCATTGTCAGTGCAAGCCAGAATTACGGCTACGGAGGCGGCTTTTACGGCGAAAGTTTTTACGGCACGCAGCGCCCAGAAGGCGGCTCCCTAATCCCGGCGACGACATGGTCGCTGGACAACTGGGGCGAATATCTCGTCGCATGTTCAAACGCTGACGGCGACATCTACGAATGGACGCTGAACACGGCAAACGATGCCGTCGTGGTGACCAACGCGCCGACCGGGAACAGCGGCATCATTGTCACCGAGGAGCGTTTCCTGTTTGCCCTCGGCGCTGGCGGTAATCCTCGCAAGGTTCAGTGGTCGGATCGGGAAAACAACACAGTTTGGACGCCCAGCACGACAAACGAGGCTGGCGATCTGGAGTTGCAGACCAACGGCCAGATCATGCTGGCACTTCGCACGCGCGGGCAGGCTCTGATCCTGACCGACGTGGACGCGCATACAGCGACATACCAAGGCCCACCCTTTGTTTATGGTTTTGAGCGTGTTGGGTCGTCTTGCGGTGCAGCCTCACGCAACTGCGCGGCAGCCGTCGATGCTGGCGTGTTCTGGATGAGCCGCGACGGGTTCTATTCGTTCACCGGCGGCGGTGTGCAGCCACTGGCTTGCGAAGTTTCCGACTTTGTTTTTAGCAACATCAATGAAGCCCAGATTTCAAAAGTTGCCTGCGTTGTGAACGGCCTGCAAAACGAAGTCTGGTGGTTTTATCCGTCGGCAGGATCGAACGAAAACGACAGGTATGTCGCTTACAACTACGCCGAAGGGTATTGGGCAATTGGCACGCTGGCTCGCACTTGCGGTGTCGATGCTGGCGTTTTCCGCAACCCGATCTGGATCGCGCCGACCGGGCCGATCTACGCGCACGAAAGCGGCTGGAACTATGAGGGTGCCGAAGTCTACGTCGAAAGCGGCCCTGTGCAAATGGGCGCTGGCGACGAGATTATGATGGCCAAAGAGTTGATCCCTGACGAGAAAACGCAGGGCGACGTGACTACAACATTCAAGACCCGGTTTTATCCGAATGACACTGAGCGGTCGTATGGCCCCTACTCAATGGCGGCACCGACCAGCGTGCGGTTTAGCGGGCGTCAGGTCACGATGCGCGTTGTCGGCGCTCGGCTGGCTGATTGGCGCTGGGGCATCCCGAGAGTTGACGTTGAGGCCGGAGGCCGCCGATGAGGTTTGGCATCCCGGTCATCGGGCAGGACTTGCGTGGCTGGGGCGAGGAACTCCGCCGCTTTCTTGCGCGGACGTGGGACAATCTTAGCTTCAAATCGAGCGACGCCAGCCCGGCCTCCGACGGGATTATCCTGTGGGACGCGGCGGGCGGTTATCCTGTCGTTTCAAAGGGCGGCGTGTTTCGTCAGGTCGTGCTGGCCGACGGCTATGCGGTATTGGGCCAAGATGCTGACATTACGGCGGCGGCTGCTGACACGGCTTATAAGATTGCCTTGGATGACATCATTACCGAGGGCATCACGCTTACTGGATCGCCCCTGACAGAAATCACGTTTGTTGAGGGTGGCTTGTACAAGCTGGCCTTCACGGCGCAGATTGCGAGTTCCACGTCCAGCACAGTGGAGTTCCGCTTTTGGCCGAGGCTGAACGGCACGGATGTGACGGGCAGCACGATTGTTGCCAGCCTGCACAACAACGGCGCGACCATCGTGGTTTCTCGGACCGCAATTTTCAGCGTCAACGCCAATGACGTGCTGAATGTGATGTGGGCCACGGATAGCACTAGCGGCATATTGAAGGCGCACGCCGCGACCGCCTACGCGCCATCATCGCCGTCGGTGACGCTGGTCATCAGTCGGGTGCAGGCATGACGCTCTTGGAGTATTGCCGCAAGTGGATCGAGGACGCGCTGGAATACAGCGGCGGGACGCATGATTTCCAAGATGTGGCAGACGGCATCCTTGAGGGGCGTATGCAGTTGTGGCCTGCTGAAAAGGGGTGCGCTGTCACCGAAATCGTGTTATATCCTAAGAAAAGTGTCCTGCACGTTTTTTTAGCCGGTGGTGAGATGGAAACAATCGTCAACATGATTGATTCCGCCGTGGCTTGGGGAAAGACACAGGGCTGCACATCAATGACAATCGCCGGACGACGCGGATGGGAGCGGGTTCTTGCGAAGCACGGATACAAACCCGTCATGACGGTGTTGGAAAGGGACTTTGAATGAGCGGCGGAAAAGGCGGCAGAGAAAGCACTGAGGTCAAAATCCCGGCATGGCTGGAGGATGCAGCTAAAGAGAGCTTGGCTCGCGGTGCATATACCAGCGAAATAGGATACACACCCTACTACGGCCCTGACGTAGCGGCGATGACCCCGATTGAAATCGCGGCAAACCAAGGGCTTGCGAGTGCGGCTGGTGCATTTGGCCTGCCGGGCGGTGAGTTGTCGATGGGCACCGAAGGCATGCCGATGCCGCAAACCTTCGCAGGCGGCGTGCAAGGCTACTCGTCTGGCGGCCTTTACGATCAGGCCTTGGCTGAGTTGGAGGCCCGGCGTCCCGGCCAGTACAATGCCATAACCGGCATGTATATTGATCCCATCACAGGCGCGCCTCCCGCCCTCAGCTTCGGGCCGTCTGTGCAGCCTATGGCCCCGATGGCTTCTGCTCCGATGGCCTATTCAACGCAAGGCGGCTCGCGTGACGGCATGGGCGGCATGTCCGCTGGCACTGGTGCGGCAGCATCGGGCGGCTTGTTCGGTGGATACACTGGCGTGCGCGACATGTTCGACGGCGGCGGGCCGGGACGGTCTGGATCGACATTCTCCGGCGGCGGTCGTGTCTCCGGCATCGCAAACGCGGCTGGCATCAGCCCGCGCGGCTCGCGTGACAATGAGGGAAGGAAGAAATAATCATGGGCGGTTCATCCAAGCCTAAGCAAGTTGTGACGCCTGCGCCGATGCCTTCCGTGCGACCGGCTCCTACCATGCGCGCGCCCGCGCAACCCAATGTGTTCGGACAGGCATCGCGCGGCCTCACCGACGCTATGGCAGGCGCGCGATCCGCGATGGCATATCAGCCTGAGCGTGTCGGCACGACATTTGGCTACGACCCGCAGGATGTAATGGCTCAGTCGGCTGTTGGCGGCATTGAGACCTACATGAACCCCTACACTCAACAGGTCATTGACACGTCGATGGCTGACCTTGAGCGCCAGCGTTTGATGCAGCAAAACCAGCTTGGGGCGCAGGCCAGCGCGGCTGGCGCATTTGGCGGCTCGCGGCAAGGCGTTGCGGAGGCACTGACCAATCAGGGCTTCGCCCAGCAGGGCGGCCAGCTTGCGGCACAACTTCGCCAACAAGGTTTCCAGACTGCTTTGGGCGCGTCCCAGCAGGACATCGCCAATCAGCTTCAGGCGGCTTTGGCCAATCAGGGCGCGTTTGCCCGCTCTCAGGAGTTTGGTCAGGCTACCGGGCTACAGGCTCAGGGCATGAACCAGCAGGCTGGGTTGCAAGGCGCAAACCTGCGGCTTTCAGGTTCTGGCCAGCTTGGCAACCTTGCCAACACTGGTTTCAATATGGGCCAGAGCATAATGCAACAGCAGATGCAACAAGGCGCAACGCAGCGCGGCATTAATCAGGCACTGATCGACGCTGGGCGCGCACAGTATGGCGGCTTCACAGGTGCGCCAGCGCAGTCTCTTAACACCCGCCTTGGCGTTTTGGGCGCAACCAATATGGGTCAGCAGACTTCGACAACGACCCAGCGTCCGGGCCTGTTTAACTATCTGTCGCTGGGTCTGGGGGCGCTGTAATGACGCCAGAAGAGTTCTACGGTCGCTTCCTTCCCTACGCTCAGGAGGTTTCTGAGCGCACTGGCCTTGACCCTCGCTTGGTCTTGGCTCAGGCCGCGCTTGAAACCGGGTATGGCAAAAGCGCGCCCGGCATGAACTATTTCGGCATCAAGTCGCATGGCCGCTCGGGCGGGCAGACTTTGCAAACTTCTGAGTTTGAAGATGGCCGCATGGTCAGCCAGCCCGCGTCTTTTCGCGGCTATGAAAGCCCTGAGCAATCGTTCCAAGATTACGCTGACTTCCTTCTGAGCAACCCGCGCTACGGCGGCGTGCTGTCGGCTGTTGGCATTGAGGACCAGATCGCCGAGATGGCGAAGTCTGGCTATGCGACCGATCCGCAGTATGGTGCTAAATTAGCCAATATAGCCGGAAAGTTTGACCCGAACGCGGTACCAATTCCGGGGCCGACCGTCTCGGCAAGAGCCACTGGCAACGCAGGCGTTTCGATGTACGACGTGCCATTTCGGCCCGCCAAGATGGATGATCCGTTTGAGGACATGGGCGTGCTGTCTCGCTTGGCGGCCAGCCGTGGCATCGCGCAGGACGCGGACGCCGCGCCTATCGTAAACCTGTTCAATATTCTGACGCAGAAGAAAGACCCGCGCTTGGCCGAGGCCGCAAGGGCGCGTGGTGGTTTCTTCGGGCTTTTGGGGGGCTAAATGGCTATCACAAGCGAAGACTTGATGCGCGCTGGTATCGGGGCGAACACTCCCATGCCGATGCCTGCACAGGCCGCACCGCAGCGCCAAGGGCTGCTCGGTGGCTTCTTTGGGCCGCAGGGTCGTGACGCACGCGCCCGCCTCGCGATTGGCCTTGAGGGCATGACGCTGAACCCCAATCAGGCGCTGATTGGGCAGTTGCAGCAAGGCATCGAAAGCCGTGAGACAGCAGCCCAAAAAAATGCCACAGCCGCTTGGCTGCGGTCACGCGGGCGTAATGACTTGGCGGCTGCCCTTGAAGCGGGCGCGTCTCCGCAAGCCGTGCTGGCGGAAGCTATTCGGCCTGCGGCTGGCCCCGAGCGCGGTGTCGTTGTTGGGAATGATATTGTCGACCCCATCACTGGGAACATCATCTACAAAGGACCGGAGCAAGAAGCCCTGATCCCTGCTGGCTTTGTCCAATTGGACCTGCAAGCGCGTGCCGCTGGCTTTAAGCCGCAAAGTGAGGGTGGCGACGGTAGCTATGAGGAATTCATGGCTACGCGTGGTTCTGGTCTTGCCGCTGAGGCTCGGGCTATCGGTGCTGCTCGTGGTGAGGCCACGGCGGCTGCGCCAGTTGACGTGGCCACCGCAGACGAAACTTTGCGGTTAATTTCTGAGCTTAGGTCTGATCCGGGCCTTGAGCTTGCAACTGGCGCATCGTCAGCCTTGAACATTGTACCCGGCACGCCCGGATACGACGTCCAAAACCGCGTCAACCAGCTTCTTAGCGGTGGCTTCTTGACGGCTATTGACCAGCTTCGTGGTATGGGTTCTCTGTCCAACGCTGAAGGTCAGACTGCAACGCGTGCTATCAGCCGCATGGATACCGCAACCAGCACACCAGCCTTCCTTGACGCTTTAGCTGATTATGAGGCCATTGTTCAGATTGGACGTGAGCGGGCTGCCGCGCGCATTCAGGCCCCGGCTGCTGGCACTGCGGCACAAAACACTGGCACGACAACCCGCCTGCGCTTCAATGAAGAAACAGGAGAATTTGAATGATTGAGATCGAACTTCCCGACGGTCGCATTCTAGAATTCCCTGAAGGCACCGATCAGTCAACAATGCGTCAGGCTATCAGTAAGTTGATGATGCGTGACCGCATTGCCGCGGCAAGGGCTGGCACTCTGGAAATGCGGCCCGGATCGGCAGAAGCAGCCGCAGCCGCCAACGAGCAGGCTATGGCGCAGATGGTGCCTGAGCGCACTTTGGGCCAGACGATCTACGAAAACGTGATCGGCAGCGGCGCTGTTGACACGCCCGGCGAACGGCTGGGTGAGTTGATCCGAGGCGGTGGCGCTGCGGTTGCACGCGGCATTGCCGACGTTCCCGCCGTCCCTGCAAACCTTGCCCAACTCGCAACCACTGGCGTTGAATATGCTCTTGGCATGGAGCAACCTTCTATGGTGTCCCGTGGCCTTGCTGCGTTGCCAGAAACCCGCGAGATGCTTGCGTCTATCCCGGTTATCGGGCCGGAAAGCCGTTATGTCGCTCCGGGCCTGCTTGGCGAATACGTCTCAACAGCCGGAGAGTTCGCGGGCGGCGCTGGCGCTCTTGGTGGGCCAAGTGCGATGTTGCGTTACGGTGTGGCCCCCGGCGTTGCCAGCGAAGCCGCAGGTCAGGCAACCGAAGGCACTGCCCTTGAGCCTTACGCCAGAGCAGGTGCTGCAATTGGCACATCATTGCTTGCCTCTCGCCCTGGTGCCTTCGTCGGTGACAGCGAGACAGCCCGCATGGCAAACGTCCTGCGCGAAGCTGGTGTTGATGTCACGACCGGGCAAGGCACAGGCTCTCAGGCTTTGATGCGAATGGAGGGTCGTCTTGAGGCGACCGACAAGCAGCTTTCGGACTTCACAGCAGCCACCATGCGCCAGCTTGGAAGCAACGCAAAAATTGCAACACCGACAAATCTTGCTGCAACGCAGCGCGAAATTGTCAAGCAAATGGACGACGCGGTTAGCGGCGTGAACATCGTCCCGACTCGCACGCAGGCTCAGGCTGCGGTGAAGGTGGCGACGGATTACATTGACCGCGTTCCCGCAGGTCAACTGACGCCTCGCATTCGTGGGATTGCCAACGAAATCAAGGCATTGGCTTCAAGCGGCAAAGATGTTCCATTGTCGCGTCTCAAGGAGTGGCGCTCTGACATTGGCGATTTTACCGTCTCCTCAGACACTGCTACCAGAAACGCGGCGCATTCCCTGCGGACTTTGATTGACGACATGACCGATCAGGCGCTGACAACTGCGGGGCGGGCCGACGATATTGCCGCGCTTGCAACGGCTCGGGAGGCATACCGCAACTTCATCGGAGTTCGTGACGCTGCCACCAGAGGTGCTTCCGAGGGCGGCATTTTGTCTCCGACACAGCTTAATCAGTCGATGATCCGCGCCCAAGGCCGCGAAAACTATGCCGTTGGTCGCACGACGCCCATGACCGACTTTACTCGCTCGGCAGCCGCAACATTGCGCCCGGCACCAACCGTCTTGTCGGGTGGTCGTCGCACTATCTCTGAAGCATTGCCAGCAGCGTTCGGTGCGGCTGGTGCTAGTGCTGGCGTTGGTGCCTCTCTTGGCGCTGGCCTTGGCCCGGCTGGGGCTGTCTTGGGTGGTGCGTTGGGTGGTATCTCTGGTGCGCTCGCCCCTGCTTTAAGCCAACTTGCAACGCGCTCTGCGCCGGTGCAAGCATTGCTGCGCGACCCTAGAGGCGCAATCACTGAAGCGGCCCGCATCCTGCCCGGCCTTCTCTCACAATAACGGAGACACAGATGCAGCCGAAACGCCTGACGGACGACGAAATCCAGAACACCATCACAACCTCCGTGCGCGAGGCCGTGGACTTCGTGGAAACCGAAGTCGCGCCAGATCGCATCAAGTCGCAGAAGTATTTCGACGGCAAGTCTGCGGTTGACTTCGAGGAAGGCCGGTCGAGGGTTGTGGCGACCAAGGTGCGCGACACGATCCGGGCCATCAAGCCCGCGCTGATGCGTGTGTTCCTGCAATCCGACAAGCCGGTGGAATTCATCCCGAACACCCCGCAAGCCGTCATGGGTGCCGATCAGGCAACTAAATACGCCAAGTATGTCTTTGAGCGGAACAACGGCTTCCGCATCCTGTCGGACGTATTCCACGACGCGCTCATCAAAAAGGTTGGCGTGGCTAAGGTTTACTACGACGAGGTGCAGCACGTTGAGATTGATGAATACAGCGACCTGACGCCCGAGCAGCTTGCCTTTATCGAAAATGACCCGGAAAGCGAAGTTCTGTCGCAGGAAGAAACGATCATTGCCGAGGCCGTGATTGACGAGATGGGCATTGAAATCCAGCCGCGCATGGCCAGCTATAATCTGCGCGTTGCCCGCACGTCCACCAAGGGCCAGATCAAAATCCAGAGCGTTGCCCCCGAGGACTTCTTCGTGGACCGCATGGCCGTCAGCGTGGACGACTGCTACGTCTGCGGCCACACCAGCGAAGCCCGCGTTGGCGATCTGGTGGCGATGGGCTTTGACTTCGAGACTGTCTACAACCTCGCAGGCGCATCCGATGGCACGGTTGATGACGAAGAAGAAATGGCCCGCCGTGGCTGGGACGACACCGACGACGATGAAAACGCCGCCGATCCGTCCATGCGGAAGGTCCAATTCACCGAAGCCTACATGAAGATGGACATTGAAGGCACGGGCGTTCCGCGCCTTTACAAGTTCATCTGCGCTGGCAACGATTACGAAATCTTGGACTACGAACTGTGCGACTACATTCCGTTCGCCATCTTCGAGGTTGACCCGGAGCCGCACACCTTCTTTGGTCGTTCACTGGCCGAGATCGTGATTGAAGATCAGGACGCGGCAACGTCGCTCCTGCGCGGTCTGCTGGATGGTTTGGCGATGGCCAACAATCCCCGCGTGATGGCCGTTCAAAACCTTGTGAACATGGACGACCTTCTCAATAACGAGATCGGCGGCGTGGTGCGCGTCAAGGACATCAACGCCCTGCGCGAGTTTTCCATAGGCGGCGGTGCATCAGCGGCCCTGCCAGCCCTGCAATTCTACGACGAGTCGATCCGCGCCAAGACGGGCGTGACGGGCGCGGCTATGGGCATGGATGCGGATGCGCTGCAATCCCAGACTGCCGCTGGCGTCAATGCCGCCGTGCAAGCCGCATCGGCTGTCTCTGAGTTGATCGCCCGCAATCTGGCCGAAGGCGGTATGCGGCAGATGTTCCGCCTGATCTCCCAGATCGCACGCGCCAACCCGAACCCCAACGAGATGATGCGGCTGGACGGCCAGTTTGTCCCGGTCGATCCGCGTTCGTGGACTAACGATCTGGATTTGGTCACCAACGTCGGCTTGGGCAACAACCGCCGCGAGGATCGCATTGCTGCCCTGCAAATGACCATGCAGACGCAGATGCAAATCTGGCAAGCCTACGGGCCGACCAACGGCATCGTCACTATGACCGGCATCCGCAACACGCTGGCTGACATCTTGGGCATGGCAGGCATTCACAATGCCGACCGCTATTACAACCCGATGAACCCGCAGACCGAGCAAATGCTGATGATGCAGGCTGCACAGGCCGCGCAGGGCGATCCGTCTCAGCAGCAGCCGTCTGACCCCAATGCGGCCTTCTTGCAGGCGGAACAGATGAAGATGTCGGCGCGCGTGCAGGCTGACATGGCCAAGACGCAGCTTGACGCACAGCGCCTGCAAATGGAAGATGACCTGAAGCGGGACCAGATGGCTCAAGACTTGGCTTTGAAGGCCGCCGAGCTTCTTGCTAAAACCGGCGTTCAGCTTGATCTGAATGCTATCAAGCGTGAACAGCAAATGCCGAGGATGCCATTTGTCCCTAATCAAACAGCGGGCTTCTGAAGCCAAAACCCTCCTCGCCGATCACGTTTTCCAAGCCGTGATTGGCGAAATCCGCAATGATGCGGTGGGGGTGTTTTTGGACGCAACCTGTGATATAAACAGGGTCGCGGCGGCACACGAAAGTGTGCGCGCCGTTCAACTCATACTCGACGCCCTCCAAGCGCGACTAGACGCCGAGGCCGTTGAGATAAAACAGGATCGGGACCGTGCAAACGACTGATACACTCGAAGCGGCTGTTGATAGCCTGCTTGCTCCTATGAACGACGAACCGAAAGCCCAACCCGAAACGGCGGCACAGGAAGAAGTCGAGGACGAAACTGAAGCGGATTATGAAGGCCAAGAGGCCGATGCCGCAGACAATTCCGAGGACGACGGCGAAGAGCCTGACACCGAGGATGATGAGGATGAGGAAAGCGAAGAAACCGACGCTCAAGAGACGCCAGCGACCTTTTCTGTCAAAGTTGACGGCAAGGAAACGCAGGTCACCCTCGATGAGCTAAAGCGGTCCTATTCGGGAAATGCCTACATCCAGAAGGGAATGCAGGAGGCCGCCGCTGTCCGTAAGGAAGCAGAAAACCTCTACTACACCCTTCAAAACGAGCGACAGCAGTTTCTTGCGACGTTGGAAAATGTGCAACAGCAAGGGATTATGAAGGCCCCGCAGGCTCCTGATATTCGAATGCTGGACAGTGATCCCATCGGATATATGCAGGAGAAGGCGAAATACGAAATCAAGGCGCAAGAGTTTCAGGCGCAGCAACGGCAACTTCACGATCAGGCACAGCGTCAGTCGGCGCTTCAAGAGCAGGCTCGTCAAGTGGAACTGCAAGAGCAGGCCCGCCGTTTGACTGAAGCCATCCCTGAGTTTGCCAACCCTGAAAAGGCGGCTGCACTCAAGGCGAACCTCGTTGGCTTTGCTTCGAAGTACGGGCTTTCGGCTGAAGAAGTGGCAAGCACAGTCGATGCTCGCCTCGTGCAAGTCTTGTATGACGCTTATCGCTACAATCAGCTTTCAGCGGTAAAGGCTCAGGCTAAAAAGCCCGAACCCCCGCGCAACGTGAAGCCGACGCCGCGTAAGCCTGCACCTGAGAAAATCGTTCGTGATCGACAGATGAAGGCCGCAAAGAGATCAGGGAAGCCCGAGGCTTTTATTGATCTTCTTTTCCGTTAAACCCTGAAAGGACGACATCATGGCACAGCCAACCAACACCCTCGACTCCTACGACGTTCGCGGTATCCGCGAAGACCTTTCCGACGTGATCTACGACATTTCGCCGGAAGAAACCCCCTTCTACACCGCTTGCGCTAAGGCAAAAGCGACCAACACGCTGCACGAGTGGCAGACCGACGCACTGCGTTCGTCGGGCGATAACGCTCACATCGAAGGCGACGACACCATCGCTGAGGCACGTTCGGCCACTGTTCGCTTGAACAACCGCACGCAAATTTTCAAGAACAGCGTCGTCATCCCCGGCACCGATCAGGGTCTGAACAAAGCCGGTCGCGCACGCGAAATGGCCTATCAGGTTCTGAAGATTGCCAAAGAGCAGAAGCTGGACATCGAAAAGGCAATGTTTGCTAACCAAGCAAAAGTTGCTGGTGACAGCACGACCGCACGCCGCATGGCTGGCGTTCCTTCTTGGCTGACCACTAACACCAACTTCCAATCCGGTTCTTCGGGTGCAGACCCGACCGGCGACGGCTCCAACGCTCGTACCGACGACGGCACCCCGACTGCATTCTCGCAGACCAAGTTCGACGCTGTTATGCAGTCGATCTGGGTCTCGGGCGGCAAGCCGGACAGCGTGTACCTGTCGGCGTTCCAGATGAACCTCGCTCTGGGCTTCACTGGTAACAACAACCAGCGTTCGAACATCACGGCTGAAGCTGAGAAGGTCATCAAGCACATGGCCGTCTACGTCACCCCGTGGGGCACTGTTGAATTCAAACCGACCCGCGAGAACCGCGCTCGGGACGTGTTCATCATGCAGGACGACATGTGGGCTGTTGGCGTTCTGCGTTCGACCAAGAACGAAGAACTGGCCAAGACCGGCGACAACGAGAAGCGTCAGGTTGTCACCGAACTGACCTTGGTCTGCCGCAACGAAAAGTCGTCGGGCGGCATCTACGACAACACCACCTCGTAATCGTGATGGGGCGGGCTTCGGCTCGCCCCTTTCCTCATCTCATGGCTGAAGGAAAATCCCATGCCCTCAAATTACTTTGAGAACTACGGCATCGTCACTGTCACGACTGCGACTGTAACGATCACCGACGAGGCTCACGTTGGCCAGCGCGTTATCTTCAACCGCGCTGCCGGTGTGACCGCAACCCTGCCGGAAGCTACCGGCTCGGGCAACCGCTACGAGTTCATCGGCGCAGTCGATGCCTCGGGCAGCCAGATCATCAAGGTCGGCGACAACACCGACATCATGATGGGCGTGGCCTATCTGGGCAACGACAGTGCAGGCGCTTCGTGCTTCTACACTGCCGATACCTCGGACACGATCACGATGGACGGCTCGACCAAAGGCGGCCTCAAGGGTTGGCGTGTAGTCTGTGACGACATCGCTGCCAACACTTGGGCCGTTATGGTTATGTCGGAAGCATCCGGCACCGAAGCGACCCCGTTCTCGGCCACCGTGTCGTAACGAAAAGAGGGGCGGGTTTATGCTCGCCCCTTCTTCCCAATGAGAGAATATCGCGTAACATGTGAGGGAATATTCCGGGGAGGCATCCGCTATCGTCGCGGGCAAATCCTACGGATGCCGCCGGAAGTGGCGGATGTTATGCGTTTGGCCTACCCTAATCTGACCTTTGAGGACGCCCATGTCGAAAATCGCGGAGAGAATGTTCGAGGAGGACGGGAAGATCATCGTGCAGCAGAAGCACGACTTCAGCCCGGTTCTGGAACGAGCGAAAGCCCTAAAAAGCGCCGGGGCGGACAGCTTCGGAGAAAGCAAGCTGGTCGGTTTAGTGCCGATGAAAGTCTGGGCTGAGTGGGCGAAGAAGTGGGGTGTCAATCCCAACGACGCGGCGGCCATGCGTGAGGTTGTGGCCCGTGAGTTGAACAGCAGCGACAACGCGCACTTGCGTGTCTGGGAAGGGCGGTATTGAGATGGAAGTTATCGACACAATCATGCAGTGGATCGTCGCCCCGGTTGCGGCTTTTGTGTTCTGGATGTACCGCACGCAGCAGGACCATGCCACCAAGCTGGCTGTTCTTTCCGCCGTACACGAGGCGAACAAAGAAGCCCACGACCGGGAATTCAAGGAGCTGCGTGAGAATTTCAAGCGCGTGTTTGAAAAGCTGGACGGCATTGAGGCCGCCTTGCGGAAGTGAAGGTGCTGCTGATCTGGGTGGGCTATACCCACCTCTGGATCGACGGGCGCATGGTATTTGTCAAGATTTGCAGGTATACTGCGGACATAGCATTGGCGGTTCGACCGCTTGATCTCTGCCCGCCATTCTGGAGCCTGTGATGTTTGACCCAGTTTCAATCGGCATGGCCATCAGCGTTGGCAGCAAGGCGTTTGGCCTGCTGAAGCAGGGCATTGCGGCTGGTCGTGAAATTCAGGACATGGCGTCTCAGCTATCCGAATGGGGCAAAGCTGTTTCTGACATTGCCTACGCGGCTGACAAAGCCAATGAGCCGCCGGGTGTGTTCAAGACGCTGTTCGGCGGCGGCAATCAAAAGAGCGCCATCGACATCTTCGCCGCGCAAAAGCAGTGCGAACAGCAAAGGCGGGAGCTTAAACAACTCGTCACATACCAATACGGGCATGATGCGTGGCAACAACTCACCGACATTGAGCGTCGGGTGAGGCAACAGCAGCAAGATCAGGTTTACCGCCGCCGCGAGATCATCGAGTCGATCATGGAGTTTTTACTCTGGTGTGGTATAATCTTGGTCACAATGGCGCTGTCTGGCGTCGGCCTGTATGTCTGGGGCCGCTACATGGGGAGGTGGTAGGATGCGTGAGAAGCTAACTTGGCTTGCCTTCGTTGCGGGCATTTTCGCCATACTCTGGCTAAGTGGTGACGGATTTTATCGTTACCCGTGCCAATCGCCCGAGCTTTTCGACGCTGTCGAGTGCAACCCACCGATTTGCCTTCGCACAAGAAACTGTGCGTCCGATCTGATAGGAGTTTCGGAATGAGCAAGAACAATCCTGATTTCATGGAAGCCAAGCTGCGCTACTTCATCGGCGTGGCGCTGACTTGCACCTTGGGCGGCATCGTGTTTTTCACGCTTTACGCCTTGATCTTCGTGACCCAACCGCTGGGCGAGAGCAGCGAAAACGACCGCGCATTGTTTTCCATCCTCACCCCCATTGCATCGTTTCTGGTGGGTGCCTTGGGTGGCGTACTCTCGGCAGGAAGCAACCGCAACAATGGCGGCAACGAGCCGTCATCACAGGAGCCGAAAGAATGATTGCACGCATCATCAGCATGTTTATGGGACGCAGGCTCAAAGAAAAAGCCGTGGACGCAGTGCTGGACAAGGTGAACCTGCCTGACCCGGTGGAGAACGCCATCAAGGCGGCAGCCACCGGCAACGTCGGTGACTTGCTCGGCGGCATGGGCAAGGACATGGCCAAAGAGGCTGTGCTTGGTCAAATCACCAAGAAGGTTCCGATCAAGAGACCGAAAAAATGAAATGGCTGGCCCTGCTCCTGCTGACGGCTGCGCCCGCTCATGCTTATGAGATCACCCGCGTGATCGACGGCGACACGGTTGAGATCGCGGTAGACTTCCTACCGAAGCCCTTGCCGCCCAAGCTGTCGGTTCGCGTGATTGGTATCGATACGCCTGAGAAGGCACCTCGCGCTCAATGCGATGCGGAAGCAGCTTTGGCTAAGAAAGCCAGCGCCTTTACAAAAGACGCGGTTGCCAACGCCCTCGAGGTCGATATCAAAATCCTCAAGTGGGACAAATACGGTGGCAGGGTGTTGGGTGACGTTTATCTAGATCACCAGAGCCTAGCTCAAAGCCTGATCTCTGCGGGCCTTGCCCGTCCATACAAAGGTGACGCCAAGCAGTCTTGGTGCGAATAGGAGAATGTGAATGAGCCTGATTACAGAAGCCCAACTGGCGGCCATGATCCCGACCAACAAAGAGGTTGCAGCCTGGTGCGAGGAGCTGAACAAAGCCTTGCCCAAATACGACATCACGACGCCGGAAAGGATCGCTGGATTCGTGTCTCAATGCGCCCATGAGTCGCAAAATTTTTTGGCCCTATCGGAAAATCTATCCTACCGCCAAGAAACCCTGCTCAAAGTCTTCCCGCGCTATTTTGGCCCCGGCAAGCGCAACGCTGCTGAGTATGCCAAGAACCCTGAGAAGATCGCCAACTACGTCTACATGGATGAGTTCCGCACCAGCAAGCTAGGCAACACCCAACCGGGCGATGGCTGGCGCTTCCGTGGGCGTGGCCTGAAGCAGTTGACCGGGCGGGACAACTACACCCGCTTTGCCAAAGACTACGACATGACCGCCGAGGAAGCAGCCGAGTGGGTCGAGACCAAGGAAGGTGCGCTGGCCTCGGCTCTCTGGTTCTGGAACATTAACAAACTGAATGCAATCGCTGACACGGCTGACGTTGTTGCACTCACGAAGAAAATCAATGGGGGAAACATTGGCTTGCCAGATCGGCAAGCTCGGTACGAAAAGGCTATGGCTGTGCTGACGGGCCGGATCCCCTTGCGTGCAGCCAACAACGGCACTCCCGTCAACCCGCAGATCACCGACGCAGTGACGCAGGTTCTGCGGAAAGGCTCGAAGGGCGCTTTGGTGAAGAAGCTGCAAGCCGCCCTGAATGTTGGCGCGGATGGCGACTTTGGCCAAGGCACGGAGAACGCTTTGAAGAAGTGGCAGGCCCGCAACGGCTTGACCGCTGACGGCGTGGCTGGGCCTAAGACGCTGGCGAAGCTGCTCGGCTGACACCAAGTGTGTTCCAATGACCCCTAGACAGCAACAGGCCGTCGAGGCGTTCAAGCGCACTGGCAACGTGGCCGAGGCTGCGCGCGAGATCGGGATAAACCGTCGCGACATGCAGCGGATGCTGAACCGCGCCGGGATGACATCGGATGTCCGGGATGATTACCGCCTTGACCCGGCCATCGCTGACAGCATGAAGGCCGCCGGGACAAACATGGTCCCGTCGCTGGCTTGGGTGAAGGTCCCGGCCAAAGACGAGGAGCCGGGCTATTCGGTCATGCTGCGACCCGAGGCAGAGCAGCCAGAGGCCGTCGCAGAGCGCATACGCGCGGCGCTGGAGAGCATGGAGCCTGCTGAACCTGTGCTGGCCCCTGAAAGCGTGATGGCCGATCTGTGTGCGGTTTATCCGCTCATGGACGCGCACGTCGGCATGATGGCGTGGGGCCGCGAGACAGGCGCGCAGGACTATGACCTCGGCCACGCGGCTCAGGACATGCGGCACGCCTTTGCCAAGGTTCTGGCGCTCACGCCAGCGGCGGAGCAAGCGGTGCTGTTGATCGGCGGCGATTACTTCCACAGCGACGATACACGGGCCGAGACGCCTGCCAACCGTCACAGGCTGGACGTGGACGGGCGCTTCTGGAAGGTACTAGATGTTGGCATCGGGATCATTGCCGAGACCATCCACAAGCTCTTGCAGAAGCATTCGCGCGTACTGGTGCGTGTGCTGCGTGGCAACCACGATCCGCACTCTAGCATGACGCTCAACTTCGCGCTGGCAGAGCGGTATCGCAACGAAGCACGGGTGACGGTCGAGAAAGACCCGCGTGACTTGTTCATGTTGCAGTGGGGCAAGTGCGCGATCTTCGCTCACCACGGCGACAAAGGTAAGCCGCAACAGATGGCATTGTATCTATCTGACGTATGTACGTTCTGGTCGCAGACGCGCCACCGCCACTATCTAACAGGTCATGTTCATCACGATCAGGCCAAAGACTTCGGGCCTCTTCGTTGGGAAAGCCTGCGCGCCTTCTGCCCGCCTGACGCTTACGCCGCTGGCATGGGCTATGGCGCGAGGCGTGCATTGCAGTCGATCACATTCCACAAGCAGGACGGGCTGGTGCTGCGTGCGCTGGACCCGATTGACAGAATTTCGGAGTGATCGCGAGGGGCGCTATGGTTGAGAAATGAGCCGTAGCGCAGTCTGATTTCTGACCAACACAAAGCCTGTGTGCGCCCCTCGCAATGTTTTCTAGCGGTTCAGCTTAACGCCTGCAACCGCTTTTCGTTCTGAAGACGCCGCAAGGTGCGCTCGACCGCCGCCGGGCTGGCTGACAGTTTTACCTTGGGCTTTGTCTCGCCATCAACGATGTCGATCCACACCTTGCTCTTTGGGCTGACCCGCTGCGGAGAAAACGGGTGCATCGGCAGCACTATGCCGAAACGCTCACAGGCGGCTGCGATGCTTGATCGGTGCATTCCGTAATGTTCGGCTGTGAGGGTTAGGTGCCAGCCTTGGTCTTTGGCTGCTTGGATCATGTCGCGGGTAATCAGTCGTCTCGGCGGTGCCATTCGGCTTGGTCCTTTATTCTGTTGATGGTTTCTAGATTTTGACGGGCAAGATACTCGATCAGCAAAAGCTGTTCCTCAGTCACCCACCACGCAGGCAACTTGACGTAGCCTGCCAACCTCAACGCTCTCGCGCCGGGGCTGTTGGATGGGTCACGGGGCATTGGCTACACTTCCCAAAGATGCGGTTTGCCCGGCGCTTCCACAGTGAAAAAACCAAATGCGTTGTGAAAGTCATGCAGAGCGTTGATGTAATCTCGAAGCCTCGCGTTCTCGACATTGGCCTCAGCCATACGCTCCATCATATCAATGATGCGTTTGGCCTCCTCCGCCCGCTCGTGCAGCATTGCCTTGAGATCATGCTTTGCAAGCCGCTTAGAAGGTCGGTCGAAGTAGACAGGATGCGGATAGGTGATGTCGCACAAAATTCGCTCCATCTCGCCTTTGGTCGTTCTGTATAGTTTTAGACTGCTCATCCCTTCTCTCCCTCAATCTCGGCCAGCGTGACGCGGGCTGTTGAGCAACCGCACTCACCCGCAATCTCCCGCAGCGCCTCCACCGCCTTCGCCAGCTTGGCCTCAAGGTCACGCACAGCCTGCGTCCCGATCCTGTCACACTCAGCATAGGCGTCCCGGTATTTCTCACATGTCGCCAGCTCGGCGGTCAGGGCTTCGATGCGGTCGGCTTGCTTATGACCGTCCGCAAAGCCCGCTGCATATGCCGCTCCCTTCTTGAGATCGGCGTGCGTGGGCGTGGCGGCGGGGTTGTGGGCGTGCCACCGTTGAACGGGGTTGTCACTCATGTCAGTCCCTCCATGTTCCCATGAGCCTTGAGTTCAGGTCAACTACCTCAGTCAGCCGCGCATAGCGCCAGCGACCCCACTTCCAAATCCCCGGCGCGGAGCTTGGCACCGCCACACGGACCATAAACACGGGCAGGAAGCCAAACTTCAGATGGATCGCGCCCTGTTGGGCTTCTCTTGTCAGTTCTTTCATTTCCGCCCCCGTTCCCAAGCCATGCGCGAAAGCCGATTGGCCAGCGCGTCGATGTCATCGGTGCTGATCTGGCGGTTGGTGATGATGGCCCAGTAGACGAGGTCCATGAACCTCTTGGGTGGCAGCACCTGCGCTGCGCTGTTGATACCCAGTGCGGCCTCTGCGTGGATGTCGCGGTGCGGCATGACCGCCTCTCTCTTGCGCCAGAACATCATGCCACATCCTCCGGCAGATCGAAGCAAGTCAGCCGCACCACACGCCCGGCTGCGACCAACTCGGCCAGCTTGGCTGCGATCTTTTCGTCAGCCATGTTCATATCCTCGGCGATCTCTTCGACGGTGGCGCGGCCATCGGCTTGCAGGTTGCCCAAGATGAAGGCACCCAGCGTATCATTCCGTGATACAGGCGCGGCATCATCCAGCGAGATCGCCAGCCAAGGCGTCCTCTCCGGCTGGCTCATGTTCGGCACGATCTGCGCCATGATCTTCTGGCCGGGGCGCAGGCTGGCATCCAGGGCCAGCTTGCTGGGGATGAACACGTTCTGCGTCATGTCGCTCGACAGCACGGCGAAGGTGGTGCCTGTCTGAAGGCGGTTTGTTATTACCAGTTCAGTCGGCTGCATTGTTTTTCTCCAGATATGCAAGTTGGTCTTCTGCGTCACGTTGATAGTGGATGAGGACCATAATCTCCTCGCCGACCCATGACGGCCTGACGCCAGTGCCGTATCTCTTTTCTAGATCGTCGATCTGTTCCTGCTTGCGGGCGATGTAGGCGCGGCATTCTTCTTTGGTCATCAGTAAATCCCCAATCTGTCCAAGGCGAAGTATGATTTCTTGTAACTCTCGATAAGGCGGTCAACGCTGTCGATCTTGGCGGAGATCTGCGGGTTGGGAGCAGTGTCATTAACGATGGTCAGCGTCTCGCGGTAATCCCACAGCGCGGTCAGCACGATGTGGGTGTCCATTGCTCCAAGTCTAACAGCCATCTCACCACCCCATCCCGAAGCCGACGAGGAAGCCAGCCCAGAGCAGGCCGAAGATTGCGATGGCCCCGATCAGGTCGGCGGCGATGTCGCGGATACGCATGGCTTATTTCCCTTTGTTTGCACTGATGGCAGAGGTCAGGCGCTGGCGCAGTTCGAGGCGGCGCAGGTTGTGCATCATCTCGCCAATGTCGTGATAATCTGGCTGCTCATGGGTGCTGTAGTCCATGTCACGGTCGATGCAATCTAGGGCCGTCTGGGCCTGTTCCAGCGTGATGGTGATAGTGATGGTGGTCATCTTGTTCATCCTTGTTTGCTAGTTCGTATCCCCACAATACAGCCTGATCCACCGCGTGCAACTAAATAATTGCACTTGACGCATCTTTTTTTGCGCCGTAAGCGTATAGCACCGAAACAAGGGAGAACGCCAAATGATGGCTCAAACACAAATCAGGCAATGGTGCGCCAAGGACGGGCGCAAACTAGGCTGGCTCGCCGACAAAGTGCCAGTAGCCAAGTCCAGCCTATCCAGATGGATGACGGGCCGCGTGGTGCCGTCCGCAGTCTACCGCCACCGCATCGCGGACATCACCGGGATTGAGGATTTGCGGTTCGAAGAAGAATGGGTGTCCAAGTGAACCGGGCCGAAATCTTGGACACCGCCAAGGCATACATCACCGTTGACCGCGCCAACACGCACGGCAGCGCCGAGGCCAACTTTGGCCTGATCGCCGCTTACTGGTCAGCGCACCTGAACAAAAACATCAGGTCGCATGACGTGGCCGTCATGATGACCCTGCTGAAGCTGGCCCGCGCCAAGTCGAACCCGGCGCACGCGGACAACTGGATCGACGGCTGCGGCTATCTGGCCTGCGGCGGCGAGATCGCCACAGCGAACCAGACAAAGGGTAAACCCATGCAGTGCGAGTATGGCGTCTGGAAACCTATTGGAACCGCGCCGAAGGACAGGCCAATATTACTCCTTACGTGGGAAGATTGTGGGCCATATTACACCCGTGATGTCGCTTGGTGGGAAAATGACGAAACATGTGACGGAGGTGGGTTCTGGTCTGGCCCGCTCTCAACACTTGATCCATCATTTTGGACTGATTTGCCCGAAAACCCACCAGAGCCGGAAGGTGAAGAATAATGTCCTACATCATCGGCATCGACCCCGGCAAAAGCGGAGCCATCGCGCTCCTCGACACCGACGACATGCAGGTCAAAACCTACGACATGCCCGGCACGCTGGACGAGAAGATGGGCCTGATCGCGGCATTAGGCCCGGTCAAATGCTGCTGGCTGGAGCGGCCTTTCTTTCCCCGGATGATCGGGATCAAAAACGCCGTCACCATCGCTGTCGCGTACGGTGAACTGAAGGCTTGCCTGTTCTTCGGCGGCGTGCCGACGTTCGAGGTGGACCCGTCCGCGTGGAAGAAGACCATGCGGCTCTCGACCGACAAGAACGCCAGCCGCGCGCTGGCCAGCCAATACTTCCCCGACTGCTCGGACCAGTGGGCGCGGGTCAAAGACGACGGCAGAGCCGAGGCGGCCCTGATCGCACTCTATGGAAAGGGAAAACAATGATCCTAAACATGACCAACGAGGCGTACCACGCACGCCCTGAAATTAGCAGCAGCGATGTCAAAGCCGTCGCAGGCAAGTCGCTGGCACACTGGAAAGGCAAGGTCTGGAAAGACAGCAACGCCTTCGCCCTCGGCAGCGCCGTCCACGCCCTCGTGCTGGAGCCGGAAAAGAACCTCGTCCTGCGCGGCCCAGAAGATCGCCGGGGCAACAAGTGGAAAGAGGCCCAGCTTATCGCCGACATTGACGGCAAAATCCTCCTGACCGAAGGCGACTACGATCTGGCAGAAAAGATCGCGGCTCCCGTCATCAACCACGAAGTCGTCAAGGCATGGGTCGCCGATCCCAGCTTCGTGGCCGAGGCCAGCTTCTTCGCTACCGATCCCCAAACAGGCGTCAAGATCAAGTGCCGCCCGGACGGATACCTGCCCGACGCTGGCATCGTCTTCGACATCAAGACGACACGCGATGCCTCGCCCGATGGCTTCCCGCGCGAAATCCGCAACTACAACTACGATTTGCAGGCGGCTCATTACTTGAGGTGCCTGCGGTCGGCAGGGTTCAACGCCCACACCTTCATCTTTGTCTGCGTGGAGAAGGAAGCACCCTACGCTGTCGGCCTGCACGCGCTCACACGGCAGTACATCGAAGCAGCCGACATGCGCGTCACGCTGACCCTAGAAAAAATATCCAGAGCCGAAGCCGCAAACACCTTCACAACGGGCTGGCCCTTGATTAACCATGTGGACCTGCCGAAATGGCAGGCCATTGAGCCTGAAGCCGACGTTTTTGACGAAACCGTTGACTTCTGAAACTACCGCCAGAGAGGAGCAAATCATGGCAAATAACGACGACTTCCTGAAGGTCTTGGCTAAAAACGTGACCTTCCAATATCCCAAGCTGAACCAAACCTATCGGTTCAACACCCAAAAGCAGGCCAGCGAACCCTGCGCGCCCACCGCATCCAACGCGGCTTGGTCCGTGGCCTTTGAGATGACCAAGGAGCAGGCCAAGCCGCTCTATGAAGAACTGCGCGCCCACTATGAGGCTTGCCGCTCGCGCAACAGCAAGATGCCTCAATTCAAGACCATCTTCAGCATGAAGAAGCTGAAGGACGAGCATGGCAACGAAACCGGCATGGTACAATTCACCGCCAAGCGCAACGGCATGAAGAAGGACGGCACGCCCAACAAGGCACCCACCGTCATCGACGGGCAGAAGCAGCCGCTGGCCGATCTGGCCTTCTGGGGCGGCTCCAAAGGCACCGTGCGCGCGTGGGCTGTCGCTGTGATCGATCCCGATGGCAACGGCGGCATCAGCCTGCTGTTGGACGCGGTGCAGGTCACCGAAGCCCGCTATGGCGACGGCGGCATGGATGACTTCGACACCGTCGAAAGCAAGGCTGATCCGTTTGAGCAGGCCAAAGCGCCCTTGACCGAACAGAAGCGCCAAGCCATTGCTGATGATCTGGGGGACGAAATCCCTTTTGATTTTGCCGCGTAGGTCGATTGACTTGCGCGGCTAAACAAAGCACCTTAGGCTAGATATTACATCAAGCCTCAGGTGCATCATGGAAGAAGTCTGGAAACCCGTCCCATCAAAGCCCGGCGTCCTCGCAAGTTCTTTTGGGCGCATACTACTGCCAAGAAGGTCAGCAAAAATGCCGCGCGGTAACTTGAGGTGGTATGAACCTAAGCCAACGTATGGCGTGAAAACGCGTTCATCCAAGACCGCCCGTCATGTTTATATGGGCATTCAGAACAGGTTTTATGGGAACATGAAGGTTCACAGGCTTGTGTGCGAGGCTTTCCACGGGCCAGCTCAGGATGAATCTCATATTGTTATTCATCTGGACGAAGACGCGACGAACAATCGCCCAGAGAACCTTAAGTGGGGAACCATGAAGGAGAACATGAACATGCCGGGTTTTATCGCATATTGCAAATCTCGCACTGGCGAAAACAACCCGCATGTTAAAGGGCGTAGGGCGGTGAGATAAAAAGAACCCCGGCGTGAGACCAACGCGCCGGGGTTCAAGTAAGGCAGGCGGAACCGAGGGAGGAGCAGGTTCCAGATGTGTGAGAGCAACCCAACACAAGGAATACTTTAATGCAGTCTATATCTGGTGGCAAGTGTCGCGGTGGCCACAATGTCTGATATCCGCTTCCTGACAGCCCCCGGCTCTTTCCACACCCTGATCGACAAACCCGGCCAAACATACCCCGGCATTTCTTGGGTCGACATCGCCCGCATGGTTTCCACACCGCAGGCGAAAGAAAAGATCGACGCAGACTTTTTCATTCCCTCAACCTACCGCGAACACGACGGCAGATCGCACGAAGCCCAGCGTGAGCGCGGAGCGTTCCGAATGCTCGCCCTCGACATCGACCGGGGCAACCCCAGCCTAGACGACGTGCTGGCCGCCGTAGAGGCCGTCTGCGGGCCTGTCAGCCTGCTTGCCTATTCATCCTCCGGCGCGACACCAGAGAACCGCAAATGGCGCGTTCTGATCCCTTTAGCTGGCTTCCTGTCCGGCGCTGACTATGAGTTGGCCCAGACCGCCTTTTTCGACCTGCTGCATGCCAATGGCATACACCCTGACGGCGCGCTGGCACGCTGCGGCCAGCCGATCTACCTGCCAAACGTACCGCTCGGCAAACGCAATCCCGATCTAACCCCGATCTTCTATCAGCACTGCATCGTCCGTGGCGGCATGCTGCGCCTCGACGCCGACAGCGCCATCCGCCAAGAGATCGACCGCAGGCTGGAGCAATACCGCCTCGCTGCCGAGCAGGCCGACCGGGCGCGTGCCGAGCGTGAACGCCAGCGTGCCGAACGTCGGCAGAAGTTCCCCGATCAGGTCAGCCCGATTGATGCTTTCAACGCTGACCACAGCATCGAAGATTTGCTGGCCCGCTACCAGTACGAGCGGCGCGGATCGTCCCAGCATTACCGTTCGCGGTATCAAACCAGCCCCAGCTTCGCCACGCAGAACTTTGTGACCCATTGGGTCAGCCTGTCTGGATCGGACGCAGCCGCTGGCATCGGCAGGTCGAAATCGCTGGGCGAGAACTCTTACTGCTGGGGTGATGCTTTTGACCTTTTTTGCCATTTTGAGCATGACGGGGACGAAAGCGCCGCCGTGCGCGCCTATGGCCTTGAGATCAGCCCGGCCAAGGCCGAGATTGATGTGCCAGAGAATGGCATGGATGATTTCGACTATGTGGCCCCGCAGGCCGCGCAGGAGGCACCTGCCAGCGCAGAGGCCGATGACATAGACCTAGACAGCTTCGACACCCCAGACGCCCCCGAGGCGGCCCCGGATTGGCCCACGCTCTATGATATGTTTGACGAGGCCAGCATTGAGCCTCGCCGCTGGATATATGCCCACCACTACCTGCGGTCATTCGTCAGCGTGCTGGCGTCGGCAGGCGGCATCGGCAAGACCAGCCTCCAGATCGTCGAGGCACTGGCCATCGTCACGGGCAGGCCGCTGCTGGGCGAGGAGGTGAAAGAGCGCACAAACGTCTGGATCGTCAATCTGGAAGACCCGCTAGAAGAAATCCAACGCCGGGTTCTCGCTGCGATGCGGCATTACGGCATCAAGCCATCCGAGGTCGAGGGCCGCCTGTTCGTCAACGCGGGCCGTGACTTCAGCCTCAAGTTCGGCATCCAGACCCGCGAAGGCGTCCTGCCCAATACCAAGCTGGTCGAATACCTCTGTGCCAAAATCCCCGAAAAGCAGATCGGCTGCGTGTTCATCGATCCCTTCGTCGGTGCCCACAACATCAACGAGAACGACAACATGGCCGTGAACGCCATTGTGGCGGAAATAAGGCGCGTGGCTGACGAGACGAAGTCGGCCATTGGCCTAGTCCATCACATCCGCAAAGGCAATGGCGAGGATGCCAGCATCGACAGCGTGCGTGGTGCAGGCAGCCTGATCGGGGCGGCACGGGCTGCACGGGTGGTCAACCGCATGTCAGCCGATGATGCGGCAAAGCTGGGTATCGATGAGGCCGAGGCACGCTCAATCTTCCGCGTGGACGACGGCAAGGCCAACCTCGCCCCGCCAGCCAACGCCGCCGTCTATCGCAAGATGGAGGGCGTCAAGATTGATAACGGCGAATGGATCGGTGTTTGCCTCCCGTACACGCTGCCAGACGCCTTCGACGGCATCAGTGCAAAGGATGCCAAGGCGGCACAGAGGATCGTCGCCGACGCCCACACAAACGATGAGCCGCTGCGCGAAAGCCAGCAGTCTAAAAAATGGGTGGGCGTCCCGATAGCAGACATGCTCGGCATCGACATCACCGAGAAGAAAGGGAAGGCCAAGGTGTCGTCCATCATCAAGACATGGATCAAAACAAACGTGCTGGCCGTCGAGCGGATCACAGACCCGAGACAGGCCAGAGAAGTGGCCGTTGTGGTCGTCGGAGAGTGGATCAGCCATGACGAAGTGTGATAAATATGTCACCTCACCTAGAGCCTCACAGGTGAGGAAAGGTGAGGAAAGGTGAGGTAAAACACCCTTCCTCCTCACCCCACCCCCTAAAGGGGGTGAGGGGTGAGGAGGTGAAGGTGTTGGTTATGTGAGGTGAGGTGAGAGTGAGGAAACCAGAGAGGACGACAACGATGGCACAGAAACCAATACGCCAGAAAAAAGACGACCGCATCCTGCACAAAGGAGCGACGGCGAATGAGATCAAAGCGGACCTGTCGCTGGCACCCTTCGACGCGGCTGTCAGAGAGATGGACAAACGCTGGGGCGTAGATCGCCTGCCCGAGCTTGTCTCGACCGAGAGCGCCGCGAAGTGGGGCAAAGCGATGGCTGGCCTGAACGGGGCCATCGACGCACAAGACCCCGACAAGGTAAAGTTCTGGGTGGAGATATGCTTGCGTGGGCTGACAGCAATGGACGCCGAAGCCGTCAGCCTCGGTCGGCCCGTTTCCGATCCGATGATCTGGGAGCATGAATATGAGGGAACGATCTTCGGCATCATCGAGGATGGGCGCGCCTGGCCGGCAGCCTACGCCAAGCGGCCCGGCATCGCGATCCACACGATGCGTGAGGTGGCCGTCGCCCTGCACGAACACCGCAACGGGCTGGTGAACGCGGTGAAGCTGGCATTCCCCGGCGCCGAGGTGAAGGCCGTCCGCCGACCGAAGGCCGATCTGGAAGATGACTTCGACTTTCTCAGCGACGGGGTGATTGAATGAGCAACACCATCTACATCACCGGCGACACCAAGCAGGATGCCCTCTACCGCGCGCTGGGCGAGGCGCAGAAGGGCGACCGCATCGTGTACCATCAAGGGCAGTGCTGCGGCGGCATCCATCGCTACGCGGCTGCCAGAGCCGAAACCGAAAAGCGGTGTTTCCTCTTTTGCAAGCGCGAGGGCGTAGGACAGTTTGCATATTTGGCCGTGAAGCGTTAAGATGCGCGACAGACAATCTGCACCGTGAAGCGACAGAGCGAGGAACAAGATGCCAGCCGGACGGCCTACGAAGTACAAGCCAGAGTTTTGCGATGTGGTCATCCAGTGCGGGCGCGAGGGCATGGGCAAGGCCGAAATGGCCGCAGAACTCAACGTGGTTTACTCAACTTTCGATCTTTGGACGCAAGAACATCCAGAATTTTCGGAAGCCGTAAAAGAGGCTCGACACCTTTCGCAGGCTTGGTGGGAGAAGCAAGGCCGCTCGGCAACCTTCGGTGGGGTTCCCGGCTTCAACGCGACCAGCTACATCTTTAACATGAAAAACCGCTTCCCAAGCGATTGGCGCGAAAAGCAGGACGTTGACCTGACCAGCAACGGCGGCCCGCTGACAATCCAGTGGAAAAATGCCGACAATTGAAATCCCTTACGCACCGCGCAGGCAGCTTTTGCCGTTTCATAACCGCAAGGAGCGGTTTGCCTGCATCGTGGCACATCGCCGCTTCGGGAAGACGGTCGGCGCGATTAACGACCTAATCAAGTCGGCTATCACGACGCAGCGCGAAAACGTGCGCTGCGGCTACATCGCGCCGTACTACAATCAGGCCAAGGCGATTAGCTGGGACTACATCAAACAGTTCACAGCGCCAATTCCCGGCATGTCATACAACGAAAGCGAACTGCGCGCAGACTTTCCCAACGGGGCGCGCATCAGGCTTTTTGGGGCTGACAATTACGACGCCATGCGCGGGCTGTATTTCGATGATGTCGTGCTGGACGAGCCTGCGGACTTCCCAGCCAACGCATGGCCTACCGTCATTCGCCCTGCGCTGGCAGATCGGCAGGGCCGGGCCACGTTCATCGGCACGCCAAAGGGAAAGAACGAGTTCTGGGAAATCTACGACAAGGCCACGCGGGACGACAACTGGTTCTCGCTGGTGCTGCCAGCATCTGAGACCGGCATCATTCCGCAGATGGAGCTTAACGACGCGCTGAAGACAATCGGCCCGGATCGTTACGATCAGGAATTCGAATGCAGTTTTGAGGCCGCTATCATCGGGGCATATTATGGCCGCGAGATGAAGCAGATGACCGCAGATGGTCGCATCCGCAATATTCTGCACGAGCCTCAGATTGGCGTGGTGACGGCTTGGGACTTGGGCATGGACGACACAACGTCCATCGTGTTTGCCCAGTTCGTTGGCAACGAGGTTCGCATCATCGACCACATCGAAGACAGCGGCCAAGGGCTGGCGCATTACGCGCGCCTGCTGTCTGACAAGCCTTACACATACACCGACCACATCCTGCCGCACGATGCCCGTGTGCGCGAGCTTGGCAGTGGTGTATCGCGGATTGAGACGCTTGAGGGCCTCGGCATCCGCAACATCACCATCGCGCCGAATATCCCGATTGAGGACGGCATTCAGGCTGTTCGCAACGGGCTTGCGAGAACATACATCCACGAGAAGCACACGCGGCTGATCGAATCCCTGCGCCAGTATCAGCGCGATTGGGACGAGCGGTCGAAGACGTGGCGGTCCAAGCCTAAGCACGATTGGACCAGCCATACATGCGACAGCCTGCGCTATCTGTTTGTGGGTTATCGCTCGGTCGATGACGATTGGGGCGCACCTATCAAGCGCAATTTGAAAGGCATTGCGTGATGTGATAGGGTGGCGGCATCCCGCGCCAGAGGAGGCCATAATGCCACTCAAAAAAGGTTCGTCTGCCAAGACGATTTCTGCTAACATCCGCACGGAAATGAAGACCAAGCCGCAAAAGCAAGCGATTGCCATCGCTCTCAGCAAAGCAGGAAAGGCGAAGAAGAAATGAAAAAGCCAGTGAAGTTCACCCCGTGCAAGGGCTGCCCGAACCCCGCCAAGTGCAAGGCAATGGGCCGCTGCATGATGAAGGCTAAGAAGTAATGCCCGGCGGTCTCTACGCAAACATCGCCAAAAAGCGTGAGCGCATCAAAGCCGGATCGGACGAGAAGATGCGGAAGCCCGGCACCAAGGGCGCACCGACTGCGGCTGCATTCAAGGCATCAGCAAAGACGGCCAAGAAGAAATGAAGACCCCGGCTTGGCAGCGTAAGGAAGGCAAGTCACCCAGCGGCGGCTTAAACGCCAAAGGCCGCGCGTCTGCCA